AAAACTGTACTCCTTCTTCACCTGCAAGAGGTGGTTCCCAGACTTTTGTAATGGGATACGGCCAAAATTGTGGTGGTGTATTACCTGACCACGGAAATAAGGTGCGGATAAAAATCCAAAATACTTGGAACCAAGCAACAACAATTCCAGGTACTTATCTCGGTGCGCCAAGCTTATTTGTTGATTCTTTGCAGAACAGAGACAACAGGTTTATCTTAAAAACAGAAGTTCTTGCAAATTCATTGGGTTCAATTTGTCGTATATTTGAGAATGGTATTCAGATAAGGTCTTTCAATGTTGGTTCCGGTGCAATTAATCGCTTTGATACTATCATCAAATCGGGCAGCAACCGATACAGGGCGCAACTGGAAGGCATTGGGCAGATACACAGGTCTGATTCGTTTACAGTTCGTTCTGGGGCTTCTGGACCAGTTCCTTGTGTTTACACTTATTCTACTTGGTCAAGTTGTATCAATGGTGTACAGACAAGGTCGGCACTTTCCTCTCCAGCAGGATGTGTCGGAACTCCTGTATTAAGTCAAGCTTGCTCAACAGCAACGGTTCTGGTTTCTAATCAGGTTTGCTATCAATCAAATGGAAAATGGAGATTAAAATTTAATATTCCTGTTGGTTCAACTTCATCACATGCAATAAATCTTTGCCGATATGGACAAAACTGCAATCTTGCTAATACTGTTTTACCTACCTGCGGAGGCAGAGGAACCTATACACCAACAGCAGCCGAATCTTTGGCTGGATTGATAGATAGAGAATTGAATCCTCAACCAATACCGCCCTCTGCTGGATCTTGGTGTTATCGTGCATCAATTACAATACAAGGTCAAGTGTTTTGGACTCCTTATTTTGTATTTATTAGATAAGAATTGATGATAGACGCTTATAGGTTTAAAGCCCATCGGAAATTCTGATGGGTTTTTTTTTAAGTCTTTGGGGGCGGAGGTAAGGATTCAATGCGATTCCTTTTCTTTATCATATCCCAAAAGCCTGTTATAAACTGGCCTAAAACGTATATCAGAATAGAATCTGATGTATCAATCTTTTCAAACTTATAAAGCCAGCCAACACCGAATAAAAGCCCTCCAGTAAATAGAATTACTGCCACAAAAGAGGCAAGTTCCATCCACCTTTGAAAGTTCATTTATAAACCTGGTATTACTCGTTTGGCTGCTTCACCAAATATCTGACCTAAGATCCTCCATCCTTTGCCTTTTTCACCTGATGCTCTGGAAAGGGAATCCATTGTGGAATGCAGCCTTTCAAAATCCTGATTCAAATAGTATTCCGTTATTCTTTGCTCTTGCTGAATGCTTAATGCTAACCTTTGCAAAGAATCATTTTCAGAATAAAGTCTAAGAATCTCCAATTGATGCAGGTGAGTTCTTATCGCTAGCGAATCAACTCTATTTGTAAGTTCCTTTTCGGTTTTGGTTGGACCACAGGAAAAAGCTAAAAGCAAGGCCAGAATGAATGAGTTTTTTACCATTTTAAAAGTTCTTTTATAGTATCAATTATTTTTTGAAAAAAAGTCTTTTTGCGGTCAGCTATTGATTCCTTTTTCAATATTGGGGAAATGTTGGTTTTCCATTCCGGTTCTTGAAAATCTCTTGTTCGTTTGTAAAAGTCCATCCCTAAAAGGATTAATCTACCCAAGACAAGAATAGCCCCACCATGAAACAATAACCAGGATTCCGAAAGTTCCATGACCGATATAAACCAAAGCCAATAAACCGTTATATCCGTAATCATTTTGTAACAATCTTCCTTTATTCTGCAAAGGAATTCAACTATTTCTTTCATTATTTTGACCAAATAACTTTTGAAGGCAATGAGGGATCAGAATCAACGTGAATCCATCGAGCATAAATTCCTATACGAGTGAATCCAACCTGCTGTAAGGCAGTTAAAATCTTATAACCATCTGAACCAGTTGAATAGGCAATATCAGCAGCGAATCCTTTTGTATGGGCTGAGTTAGGAGTTCCTCCAACCTTTTTATTATGCGAATCAGTACGATAGCCAGAATTGATTTTGAAAGGCACTCCGGCTATTCCTCTCGCCTTATCCAACTTTAAAAGAAAGTCAGGATTCATTTTTAACCCCGACCCGGTCAGGTCTGGGCTATCAAATTCAGAAAGTTTAAAGTTTTCTAATTCCATGCAGCAAAACAAACGATATTTTTTGAAAAAATCAAAGGTTTTAAACTATTGAAAATCAACCTAATATAATTTATTTTAAAAATATTTTATCTTTTTTATTAAAAAAGTTTGCAGAATTAAAAAGTAGTATTACCTTTGTATCACTGCAACGGAGCAGCAACAAAAACAAAAAACAAAATGAAAACGCAAATCGAAAACATCTTAGTAAACACAAATGCTTCACTAATTGTAAAAGGCAAAGATTCAATCAAAGCAATGTACGGAAAAAGACACGTTGTAGTTAGCTATGACAAATCACAAGACCTTTTTAATCTTTATGCTTTTAACCTTAGAGGAGTAAACATCACCAAAGAAGAAAATGTAAAAGGTCTTTATATTTCTCAAGTAAAAGAAACCATTCTAAATCTAATCTAATCAAACTGGGGCTTCGGCCCCTTAACTTTTAAACAAACAACAAAATGGAAAACAAAGATATTAACCGCAAATTCTGCCTTTATGATGTTGAAAATCCTCACATCTGGAAAGAATTTCAAAACCTATGTTTTAAGCTAATCGACAGGGGATTTACTAAGCTATCCGCTGAATTGATTTATAATCAAATCCGATGGCTTAAATACATGCAACACGGCAATGATGGGTTCAAGATTAACAACAATTTCAAAGCCTTTTATGCTAGAAAGTTCATGAAAGAATTCCCTGTTTATAATGGCATTTTTGAACTTAGGAAATCAAAATTTGACGAAGATAATTAATTCAATGCCTAAAGGAATACCAACAACCGGAAAACGCAAACCCGGTGCAGGACGCAAAGCAGGACCGCAAACAGCAACAGTTTCTTTCAGAGTCCCAATAAGCCACGCAGGCAGGATTAAACTATTAGTTAAATCCTTTTTACTTGAGTTAAAAAATGAACCTTCTTAATTGAAGGTTTTTTTTATTTATATTTGCCAAACAAAATTTTAAAGCTATGCCACTAAAACAAGGATATTCAGCTAAAACTGTGAGTAAAAATATTAAGACTGAAATGAAGTCTGGGGTTAAACAAGACCAAGCGGTTGCAATTGCCCTGTCTGTAGCGAAAAAAGCAAAAAAGAAGGCAGCTAAAAAATAATGGCCGAAAAGAAATTCAAAAAAACAATTGATGGTAAAACCGTTAAGTTCGGGGCGAAAGGTTACTCCATTGCTCCCGGAACTGAAAAAGGTGATTCCTATTGTGCAAGGTCAGCAGGAATTAAGAAATGCAAAAACCCACCCTGTGCCAATGACCTAAGCCGTCAAGCTTGGGGATGTGTTGGTAAGAAATCTGTAAAATCAAAAGCTGTAAAATTTAAAAGGACATAAAATGAAAAAGCCAGGACTATACGCAAACATAAACGCAAAGAGAAAACGCATTGCAGCAGGTTCAGACGAAAAAATGAATCGGGTTGGAAGCAAGGCTGCACCATCAGCAAAGGACTTTAAGGAGGCTGCCAAAACAGCTAAAAAGCCAACGAAAAAGAAATAGTTAGTAAAAAATCTTATCAGTAAAATGACGGCACTTAAATTTAATCAATATGGCTTTTCAAGATGGTAATCAGGATGCAGCCTATTCAATTGAGGAAATCAAAGAACTGGCAAAACTTTATTGTGAACATTTAGCACAAGGACTTAGCAAACAGTCATTTGTAGATTGTTGTTTTAAAACTATTGAAAGCAGAATTGAAAAAGAACCTCATGTTTTTCCGTCCGAAAAAAGAGCGATAGAAAAAGCATTAAGAGAATCCCGTAGATGGTGGGAACAAGTCGGGAAAGATAATGTTGTCAATAAGGAGGAAATGACAAAGGATTCTGAAGGAAATATAATTGTAAAAAAAACCTCATTAAACTCGGCTGCATGGATTTTCAACATGAAAAACCGATTTAAAGATGACTGGAAAGACAAACATGAAACTGAACTTTCTGGTAACGTAGGAACAGTTATAATGCCCCTTCCTATAGATTCAGATTTGGAAGAAAATGACTGATAGGCTAACTTGTGTCAATAGTAAATCTTAGTAATCGTAAGCTTTGGAATAATAAATACCTTAGAGCAGTATTATATCCAAAAACCTACAATGTACTTTTTGGCGGAAGTGGCTCGGGCAAGTCACAGACCATGATTCAATTGTTTCTCTCTGAAATACTGAACCATGAGGTTAATCAGAATCAAACCTACTTTGTTATCCGAAAAGTAGCCGGAACTCTTAGAAACTCAGTATTTGCCGATTTTAAAAACAAAGTATCAGATTGGAATTTGGAAAATAATGTCAAATGTCAAAAGAGTTACTTGGAAATCCATGCAGGGACTAACCGAATAGTTTTTTTAGGATGCGATGACCCTGAGAAACTAAAGTCGTTAAGTCAGGCTAAATATATCTGGATTGAAGAAGCCACAGAACTCACAATGGAGGATTTTACCCAAATAACTTTAAGGTTAAGAGGTAACAGTAAATTCCAAAAAAGATTCTTTATTACCTTTAATCCTGTGTCAGATTCTCATTGGATAAAAAAAAGATTCTTTGATGAACCTCCACAAAACGAAAAGGATTCAATCCTAATTATCCATGCGACCTACCTAGATAATCTTGATAAGCTAGATAAGGAATACGCAGTCAGGATGGAATCGTTAAAAGATGTTGATGAAACCTTTTACGAGGTCTATGCCAAAGGAAACTGGGGAGTTTGGGATCGTGAATCCTTATTTGCAAGAAACTTTAAACAAGATGAGCATTGCCAGAACTACACAGTTAAAGCCCATCCAGGATTGGAGTTGTACCTATCCTTTGACTTTAACGTGACTAATACTTGTGTGATTGCTCAATTCTCAAAGAATAGCGTAAAAGCTGGCTATTATGCTAAGATCAACATCCTGAAGGTTTATAGAGTTGGTGACCTTGAAGAACTTTGCAAGGCTATTATGCTCGATTATCCCGGTATGAACTACATCATAAACGGTGACCCGGCAGGAAACAGCAGGCAGGCAGGAACGAAAAACAATATCAGTAACTTCCAATTGATTCAATCGGTTCTCGGGGTTCGGGATATCAATATGCAGGTGTTAAGGTTTGCCCCTTCACATTTGGCTACCAAGTTAATTTCTGATATGTGTTTCAAGAAATGCCTATTCTGGATTTCAACACCCAATTGTAAGGAATTGATAGCTGATTTTAAGGAGGCAAAAGTTGATAGGACAGTAAGTTTAGATCCATGGAAAAAGAAGAACCCAAATATGAGCCATGCACTAGATTGTTTTCGTTATTTCATTTATGGTAATTTTCTGGAAATAACTTCAACTTACAACCTCGATAAATTTGATGCGAGAAAAATGCAACTGTAATTTGTAACTTTGTAAAAATTCAAAAAAATATGAGTTGTAATAATTGCGGAACGTGTTATCAGATTTGTTCACCGTTCCAATCTTGTTTTTCTGAAATGTTGGTCCAGGTTCCAATTGATTACACAAGTGAAGATATAGTTATAAAAATAGCCAATGGTCAGGGGATTACATTTGAGCAGCAATCGGAGGTCATAGGAGGCTTTGCAACAATTGATTTGACATTGTTTCCTGATGGGTTCTTTTCTTCTTATGGCGGTCCTTATACATTGCAGTTCTTTGATTACATTACTTTGCAATTAATTAATTTTGTTGCAATGAATGGAAACGATTATAATTGCATTCAGTTTGAATTTCAGAATGGTTCTGAAGTTGAAACGATAACAATATCAGCATTCGGTTAGTGGACTTTGTTTTAGGAACCATAGTAAAATTCAGACGTTCATCCGGGACTATTTGTTCGGGTAATGTCAAGAAAATTGATGGTGAGTTTTTGACCATCAGCGGAAAGTGTGGAGTCTTTAAAATTCATGAATCAAAAGTAATTACTAAATAAGATGTGCAGTTGTGGTAGTAAGGTTAAAAGGCCAGTTGTTAAAAAACCTGTAAAGAAATGATCAACCTAATCTTTGAAGCTACATCAACTGCCCTATTTGCTCAATTCTTTTGCTATGCTATTATCTTTGTTCCATACCTGCAATGGTATTCCAATCTTATAAACAAACTACCTGAGTATCTTTCTGACCCTTTAGGCAACTGCCCTTATTGTTTTGCTCCCTGGTTATTTTTATTCTTCTATTATGTTCCAATTCCTCAAGAAATCAAAGAAGTCTGTTTCGCCTTCGGCTGGATATACTTCATCAATGCCTGTTTCAACAGATTCCTCGAATCAGAATGATAAGCCTCAATATTTAGGCAATGCCGACAAAATCCATTGGCCAAAGATTGAATTTGCCTTTAAGTCTGGAAATAAGAATTATTTCTGTTGGAATCAGGACATAATGATTTCATGGGAAAGAATGGAGGCAGCTAAAATGATTTATAGGGAGTTGGACTACCAAATGAACCCAACGATGCTGACACAGCATTGGGAGGCTATAGAATCGCTACTAACAGACCCAAAGAAGAAGGTTGAAAAGAAGATGCTTGAAATAGGTGTATTGAATGAATCCATGAAGCAGGCCCAAAACCTATCAATCAGATTAGATACTCAAATCAAACTGGCAACAGTTAAGTATTTTGATGAATACGAGGACCCTTTTGGGTATGACCATAAATATAATTTAGAAAAAGTAAAGTTCTGGTCATCTAATAATGACATCTCTACTTTTTTTTTGAATCTGCCTCAAAATCAATATCTGCAACCCTCGGAAGGGTTACAAGAGAATTTCCAGAGTTGTTTGAAAGGAATAGCGGTTATGAACATAAAGAACATGGAACTTCATTCTACTTTGATGAACTCGGAAAATTTAAGTCCGGATATAAAGAAAGAATTAGATTTGCAAAAGGAATGGATGTTAGCTATGAGTCATTGGTCAGACGTTCCTATTACCAGTTTTATTTAGATTATTCTATTTGGCTGGAGGCAATCAAAAAACAAAAATAGTGCAAATTGTCTACTATCTCACAGAATAACATAGTTGTTAATTATGTTGTTACAAGCGACCAAATCGCAAAGACCAAAACTGAATTTGATAAGTTAACCGATGCTGAAAAGAAGGCGGTTGATGAAACGAAGAAGCTTAATGACAGTTTAAAAAAGACTGGTCAAGAGGGAAGCCAATCGGTTAAGAATGTTGGCAATGAAATGAACAACCTAACTGGAATTGCCAAATCCGGTGCAGGTTTATTGGCTGGATTCTTTGCAATTTCTTCCATTAAAGAGTTTACTCAAAAACTATTTACAACTACGGCAGCATTTGAAAGCTTACGAACTACAATAAACTATGCAACTCAAGGGCAGGCAAAAAGTGGGGAGGCTTTTCAGTATCTTACTAATTTGGCAAATAAATTTGGAAAAGACCTTCAATCTCTTGCAGGGACTTATTCTTCCTTTACTGCTTCTTCTAATCTGGCAGGGATAAAACTTAACGAATCCAATAAAATATTTGAAGCAGCGGTAAAGGCATCAACTGCTCTAGGAAAATCAAATCAAGATACTCAAGGAATCCTTTTGGCCTTTTCTCAAATTGTATCAAAAGGAACGGTTCAAGCAGAAGAATTAAGAAATCAAATAGGCGAAAGAATACCAGGTGCATTTAATTTGGCTGCAAAAGCAATGGGAGTTACTACACAACAACTCAATAAAATGCTTGAACAAGGCCAAGTAATATCGGCTGATTTTTTGCCAAAGTTTGCAGTTGAATTAGAAAATGCTTTTGGAAGTGCAGCCCAAGCCAAAATAAATAGTTTGACTGCTTCTTTAGGAAGATTTACAACTGCATTTGATAAATTTCTTGAATCTCCATTAATCGCTAAATATTTGGCTGAAACCTTAAATTTAATTAGTGTTTCATTAGACCAGATTAGAAGACTAACAATGACTGAGGGGGAAAAGAAAGCTGAACAAGAGGCAAAGATTGAATCTAATATAACAAATAATTTAAAAACTGAACTTGCAGCAAGATTAAAGGCAATTCAAGAAAAGACAAATAAAAATGCAACAATGGATCAGGTTGTTATGCAGAAATATGTTGAAACCCTAGCCTTTCAATCAAAATATGAAACTGAGGTAACTAATCAAAAAATCATAACTGCAAATTCATGGAATAAGGTTGCATTAACAACTGCTCAAGATAATTTAAAAAATACAAATATTGTTTTGGCTGCTCTTGAAAAAGAAATAAATGGATATACAATCTCAAATCAAAAGAAAAAAGTATTAACAGATGCCGAACTCAAAGCCTTAAAAGCTGCGTTTGATGCTAGGATGCAAATGTTAAATCTTGAAAAACAAGAAAGAGAGTTAAGAGGTAAATTAGCAAATGACCCAAATGCAGGTTTAACTGCTGAAATCAAATTTTTAGAAGATGAACTTGCTTTAAAAAAACTATATCAGGGAAAAGGATTAGCGATTAAGGACATTGAAATTATCATTACCAAAGAAAAGCTTGCGATAGCTAAAAAAGATTATGATGCTGCTTTGATGCAGAATTATAAAGATACTGTTGATAATGAGGATGTAAAAGAAAAGGCAAGAAAAGCATCAATGGACCAAACGGTCAAGGATAATAAGGAAATGATTGATGAGGTTAATAAGAATGCTGATAACCTTGCCAAAAAAGAATTTGATAGAATTAAAGCAATTGATGAAGCAAGAAAAGAAGCTAATCAACAAGCTTTTGACCTTGCAGTAAGTACAACAAATTCAATTTTTGACATTCAATCTCAATATGCTGCCAGAGAAATGGAAAGAAAGAATAAGCAATTTGATGAGGAAATTAGATTAGCCGATGGCAATGTTCAAAAGATTACAGAGATTGAACAAAAAAGAGCAGCAGCAGAAAAGGAATATCGTGAAAAAGAATTTAGGGCAAATCAACTTCAAGCGGTTGCCAATGTTGTTTTTAACACGGCTCCAATTATTGCTAAATATGCTGCTGGTATTGTAACCGCACCATTGGCTATTATTGCTGCTGCTGCTGCTGCTGCTCAAATTATTGCTATTTATGCCCAACCAGTTCCAGAATTTGCCGAGGGGACAAAAGGAAAGCCATTCAAAGGTAGGGCGATAGTTGGTGAGAAAGGAACTGAAAAGGTAGTAACTCAATCCGGAAAAGTTTATTACACTCCTGGAGTGGCTACATTGGCCCAATTCGATGAACCTGTACAAATCATTCCAAACAATCAATTAGGACTTAATGACCGGAAACAGTTAAGCCTTATTTATGGAAGCACAAGCAGAACAAACGATTCAGGAGGCCGGATAATTGAAAAGCTATCTAATATTGAATCAGGATTAAAGAATATGCCTGTGGCTGCGATTTCATTGGATGAACGAGGGTTTATGAAAAAAGTAAGAACTCCCAACCGTTCAACAACTATTTTGAATAACAGATTCAAAAATTAATTATATCTTTGCGGTGTTGCTACTCCGATAGTCTGTTTTTCATTTGTTTTTTTGTTTTGAAAAAACCAACTCCTAATCGGGTTGGTTTTTTTATTTAACTTTGCCAACATGGCAGGGTGGAAATTCTTTATAAATAATATTCAAGTTGATGAACCTATTGGCTTTGATGGAATAGAGTTCAATGCGATAAGGCTAGAATCACATGGAATTGACCAACCATTCAGCACAGAAATAACATGGTCAGGAACCCCATCCAGATTTGAAAACGGTGCTAAAATCCTGAAAGACTTTTTTGATTCTGGATTTATCAATGATGTTATTCCTTTCCGCATTACAAGTGACCAAGTAATCGATGGCAATACCTATGACTTCAATGGATTAATTAACATGGCTTTGTATTCTGAAAAGAATACCTGCGACACACAAGGCTGGGAGATTACTGTAGGAATCCTTGAAAATGATTTTAAGGAAATCTTTATGGCAAGGCAAGACACAGAGGTTGACCTTTTGACCTTAAAAGACCTTGACCAGAATGTAATACCTGCTTTGAGTTTTACTGAGGTAAGGTTACACACTCAAGAGTTATACTTACAAGGTCGTGGTGAAAATTTTGCAGTTCAAACATCTACTATTTTTTACAATGATGGAGATGGATGGAAATTGGAAGACTTTTGTACAATGCTTCCCATTTATTGGAGAAACTCAGATTTTAAAGGGGTTTTTGGAAGTACAAAAGATCCGACAGGTTCAGCATACACCGCTACAAATGCCTGTTTTGTAAATAATGGAACATCTGCCAGAACTTTTAATTTTAATATTGAAGCAATTGGTCGTTTTGTTTGGTTTATTGGAATAAATAATGATTCAACAGCAAATATTCTTTTTTCAATTCAAGTAAGAAATTCGTCTGGCTCTGAAACACAAAGATATTATCCATTTACATCGGGGGTATCTCTTTGTACAAACCCAAGAGTTCCACTTGATTGGAATTTTAACATTTCAAAGACATTAACCTTAAATCCAGGTGATAGGGTATTAATGTTTATGCAATGGGGTGGTGGTGGAAATGTAATTGTTGGTACAACACCATCTCCAGATATTTCGTATTCAATGGTTGTTGAAGTTGAAACTGTAAAGGTTACAGTTGATGAATTAAACTCAGATGCTTTTGCTTCCCTTTGTAATGGACTTTACATTTTTGATTTTCTTAAAAGGTTATTGTTAATTATAACTGGAAATTCCAATGCCTTAGTTTCAGATTACTTTTCAGTAACGAATCAGGGATTAATGTGGAATAACCTAATTACCACTGGATTATACATAAGAAACGGACAATTATTAGACCAAGCCAATCCACAGATTCAAACCTCGTATAGTCAGTTTTTTGAAAACCTAAATAGGATTTTCAATTTAGGATGGGCATTTGAATATAATCAAAGTCTTTCAATCTGGCAGATAAGAGTTGAGCCAATGGAATACTTTTATGATGAAACTGTTTTGATTGGTAATTTTGAAAAAGCATCAAATATTGTTCAAAATGCCAATGTGCAAGACTTGGTTAATTCATTCAAACTTGGATTTACTGACCAATGGAAAAACATTGCAGTTTCTGGAATCTTTGAACCTCATACTTACCGGGGTTATTCAACACCTAATAGGTCAAGGTCAGCAGATATAAAGGTTTTAGACCTTCGGTCTGGGATTCTCGCTTCTGGATATGCAATTGAGTTTTCAAGACGTTTACAGTACCTTAGAGATGATTCAGGCTCATCGGATAGACCAAATGACTACAACCTATTTATAATTTGGTTGAATCGGGCATCAGTCACAATCAATCCTATTCAAAATACTAAATATAAATTTCCTGATGAAACAGGTTCAGTAACATTTGCACCCGGTACTGTTTCGGTGGGTTCAAATTTGGTTGGTTCAACAAATGCACCTATTACTGAAATTTACAATATACTTCACACACCTGCCAGAATAGCTGCAAGATGGTGGAAGTATTTAGGGATGAATACCTATGGCCTACCCACATCAAAGGCCAGTCTATTTTTTGAATCCGGGGAGTATTACACAACATTGGAAAGTTCAGTTACCAATACTTATTTTCCAACTGCAAATCAAGAAATTACTGGAACGGTTTCAGAAAATACCAACATTTCAGAGGCAATTTTACAAACAGGATTTAAAAAATACCTTTTCAAACCAATAACCTTAGATTTCTCTTTTCCTCAAAACCTTTGTTCATTCATTGAGATGGCCAATATTGGTACAGGATTTATCAGGGTAACAAGCGGAGGTTTTGAGTTTTTCGGGTTTCTGGAAAGTGCAACAAACAAACCAGTTGATCCTAACTCAGGAATTACAGATTTTAAATTAATTTTGGCAAAAAATATTCCTGATTATTTTTCAGGGGATTACTTTCCGGGCGATTATTTCACAGGCGATTAAAAAAATAAAAATATGGCAGTAAAAACAAGAGCGCAACTCAAAACCGATAACACAACGACTTTCGGAAATGGCAAAAATACCAGAGGCAATGATGAGGTTACATTTAATGATGACCAACTGGATTCAATTGCTTTTAATGCTGAACTGGTTATTAGTGTTACAACTTCTCAATTAACTACTCTTATTGGTAGTTCTGGATTGATTTTAACAGCCAGATACAACATAACCAACGCATTAGGCAATACAGCTATTATTCAAGTAACGGCTGCAACGACTTCGACATTGAATCCAAATGCTTTGAATTTGACGAGTGGAAAGTTTGGAAGATACAACAGGACGTCAGATTATTTCATACCTGCTGATAATATTTACACAACTGCCCCAACTGCCAATTCAGATAATACTAAGGGATATGTAGCAGGAGATATTTGGATTAATGCGGCCACAGGATTTGAATATAGGGCCACAAGTGTAGGAACTGGTGCAGCCATTTGGTCTATTGTTTTTATAAATGAAACTGGTAAATTTCAAACCATTGGAACCGCAACAGATACAACAGGAATAGGCGTTGTGCAAATTTTAGGAGGAAGCGCATCTGGAGATAGAGTAGTTCAAATTGGTGGAGGGGCTGGAACAAGCAATACAGGAAACGACGTCAATCAATTTGGTACAGGGGCTGGAACAAGCAATACAGGAAACGACGTCAATCAATTTGGCAATCAGGCAGGAAACGGAAATGTTGTACCTGAGGTAAACCAATTTGGTAAGAATGCAGGGCTAAACAATGCAGGGGCAAATGTAAATCAATTTGGAACTAACGCTGGTGATGGAAATAGTGGTCCTAATGCTAATCAATTAGGCACACAGGCAGGCAAAAATAATACAGGAGAAAATGCCAACCAGTTCGGACCACAGGCGGGGCAGGATAATACTGGAAATAACGTAAACCAATTTGGTAAGAATGCAGGGAGGTCAAATACAAAATCAGGCGGTCAGTTTTTTGGAGAAGATGCAGGATGGGATGGGTCCGCTGGCTACACAGGAACGGACAATGTATTTGCAATTTCCAATAATTCAATTCCTCAATTTACGGACGCAGCAGCAGCAGCAGCAGCAATAACAGTTCCAAATGGATATGTAACAGGGACCACTTATATTTATTGTGATTCTACACTTGGAACAATTGGATACATAAGGTTATGATAGAAGTAAACAAACAAAAAGACCTTGAAGAAGGTAAACGTGCAGTAAATGAAGTACAACCTATTCCACCTTCTTCTGGTCCATGGTGTTATCGGGACTCAATTTCATTGCAGGGTCAGAACTTTTGGACCACGTATTTTGTAATTATTAGATAAAAAAACATGGGTCCATTTCCTTTTATTAATTTTGAGCAAGCCGAAATCAATGGGAATTTTGGTGATGAACACGCTTATAGAAAAGTGCAACTGCAAACATTGGTTTCTCTTTTTATTGATGATTATTTTCTAGGAGATAAATTTTTTGTTGCAGTCAATGAAATAAAAAACGAAATTCAATTATTGAATGATGCCCCAACTTTTGCATCATTAGAATTGGTTTTGCCAAGCCCTTATCCGACAAGTGTAGGGGTAGAGGTTTACACGTTAGAAATTACAATCCAACAGCAAGCAGACTATTTACCATCTTTTATTGCGATTACATTTGACCTTACTGATGGAATAGTAACTTCTAGTACTACTGTTTTCACCACAGGTTTGACAAAAGAAGATTCAGCAACCAATAGACCTTTTATTGATGAGGAATTAAAAATTGCCAGAACCTTATCTGTTTATAATCAAAACGGTGCAGCAATATTTCCAGATACATTTACTTATAATCCTACAACAGGAATAGCAGAAAGAAGGTTACTAAGGGCTTACGATTGGGAATACAACACAACAACTAACCAACCTCAAAGAGATGGTATAACTGATTTAAGAATGATTCCTAAAACTGTTTTTCGGCTTCGGGAACTAACCCAAATTGAAAAAGCAATGGTTTCTTTCTTTCTGGAAAAGCCAATCAAAGAATCCATTACAGAAGACAACTGGAATGCAACCAACATTTATTTGCTGCCACTTCCAGAAGATTGGGTATTTGATTTTATAACTGTTTCTTCAACAAAAAAACAACTTGCAGTTTCAAGTTCTCAATATGGTGTTTCATTTATTTTAGCAGGAATAAAGGTTTCCAGCAAATGGTATTTTCAAAGATTTGTTGACCTTGATTATACATCTGGAACACCTCCTGATTTAGCTTCAGGTTTAAGTGGAACAACACCATCTAATCCCGATACTGGAAAGCTTTATTCAACAGTTTACTACGACTTTGACCAATGCGAATTTGGCACTTTTGTAAATGAAGAGCCTTTTAATTTCACAATCAAATCGGCAGATTCTTATCAAATCAATGTTGCGACTGACTTCATTTTTGACCCGGCTATTGACCCAGAAAGCGACCAATTTCCTTACATTGGAATATTTGACTGCAATGGTAAATACTTGCAGGATATAGGGGAAATTGGTTTTCCTAATTGTGTCCAAACTTATGAAACAAAAATATTTTATGATTTTTTAACAGATCAGTTTTTTGAATTTGCTGGAATTGCATTTGGTGCAACATTTCAACCATCATATCTTAAAATATATCTTGTTGATTCAGAATTAAACACAGCCTTTTTAGTTCAATTTTCTTTAGATTCAGCACCTGGCGCAGATATTTTAGTAGATACTGCTTCTAACTTTTGTGTTCAATTAGAAGCTTTATTAATTGCTTATTTTGGTTATGATTGTGCAGTTACATTTACAGGAGGAGATGGACCATTAGACAGACCTGAAATAACTGTTAAAATAACTGGGAATCTTTGTGGAATCGTAGCTATTAATTTTAAGTTTAGTTATACATTTACATCTGAAATTGTAACTGATGTTGGATTATACACTCCAATAGAACCTAAACTAACTGCAACCCAATACCAAGCCAGCATTACAATCCCACCTTTAGCAAACGGCATTTATCGAATTGGGATTTACAACCAATATTTTATAGATGAAGTAAACTATATTACTTTATTCGCTATGTCCCAACCTTTGCAATTGGATAATTTTGAAACCTTTACTCAGATTCTGGAATATGGTTCAGCCAAAGATTCAATCATTGAAGGCTTTGAATATCTCAACGGATGGATACAACGGATTAGGGTAGCCTTAAATGGTGCAGGTCAAACCTATGCTTTAGAAGAAAGTATTTATCGTAATTCTGATGGAACTTTTCAAAAACCTCAGAATAGTACTGATGAAATAATATATTTGCACACAGATTATTTTGATTTAAAAACTCAAAGAGCAATGACCTCCGCCACGAGACATCCAATTTTTGTTTTAGCAAATCAGAATCTTTCAGTTCAGGGGGATCTTGAAATCGCCACAAATCAAGATTACACGACAAACCAATCTTTTAGGAAACTTCAACAAATGAGGTTCCAGGCAAAAAATCAAGGCTATCAGCCGAATAACAATTCCTGTTTAGGATAAAAAAAAATAATCATGTACAATTTTGACTGCCCGGTTAAGCCGTGCTACGAAAACTTTCCTTGCGATATTGAAGAAAAAGGCAAGATAGTAGCATTGGTTTTGGTTGAAAAGGGCGAAACAGTAGATAAGACAGATGGAGAATCAATGATTGATTCATTCACTTTGTTAGCAGTAAATGGCAAGGCTCAATTAATCCTCAACATTGATGGGGAGAAACCAAAGCCAGAAACGAATGAAGGACCGGGAAGAGGTCTTCAGGAAACTAAGATAATGGCATCCGTTCACACAATCAACTGGATAGATTATCAGGGTGTTCCTAATATTCCTTTTTACAACAACATAAGAAGGTCAGGGCAAAATTATGATTTGTACTTCATTACTCCGACATTGATTTATGACGTGTCAGGAAACCAATGTACAGTCGTTGCTCCAATGGTAATTGATAGGGACTTAAAAACCTTTCAACGTGCTGATGGTACTTTAAAATGGTCAGCAAATGGAGATCCTTTGCCTCAGTCAGTTCCTGCAATAACAGTACAGGATTTCATGATTCCTTTGCAATATACTTTTGCAGTTGGTGAAACTTATGAGGAGTCAGTTGTTGAATTTGCTACAATTGCAGGTTTTTGGACAGCAACAATTAACAAGAGTTTGCCATCAGGTTCAGTTCCTGATGTGGTTTATTCTTTGATTGATTTGCCAAATGATATTGCTT